TGTACTATCAGAAACTCCACTATTGTTTTCTGTTTTAAGAGTTTTGATAGATTTTTTAAGAAGTTTTCTTAATAGAAGATTTTTATTTTGATCTACTAATTGAGACCTTTTTCTTGTAGCAGTTACTGATGTAACAGTATTGGAGAGAACGGTTGGAATAGTCAATTCTGTATCACTAACTACAGTGACAACTCTTTCTTCAAGAGCACCCGAAGCTCCGGATGGAAAAGAAACTACATCTCCTGTTCTCAATTCAGTAGAAAATATAGTTTGAAAACCATTAATAGTTGTTCCAGAATTGGTTACAAATCCAGTAAGATTAAAAGAATTTTGAAGAACAACATCTGCTGTAAAATCAATTGTATTACCATTTGGCATATAAACTTGTTTTACAGAACTAAAATCTGAAATATTAATAGATTGAATAGTTAAATCAGTAGCACCATCATCTAAAATTTCATCAGCTGTAGTGGCTGAAGTTGATTTGATAGATTCGCCAACAAGAAAATTACCAGTTACTGTAGTAAGAACAACATTTGTTCCTGATGAATCACTTGTAACAAATCCTGTTGCTTTGGATGTTATACCAGTTATTTTTGCACCTTGAACAATACCATTGGCAGGTGTTCCATTCAAAGTAAGTCTAGTAAACATTCGTATATCAAAAAGATATAACTTAAATGTGGCATCAGAATCAAAAACATTTGTGCCAGACGGAATTATGTTTTCAAATGCTCTTGATCTTGCATAACCTATTTTTGTTCCATTAGATGCACCTGGAGTTGTATTTTGTGTATCATACAATTCTATAACTCTATATGGCTCATCAATACTACCACTAATATAAGGAGATATTTCTGGTGCACTGTACACATTATTTACAACAACATAATTTCCAACTTCAACAGGAGTGATTGCTCCATTATAACTATCAGTTGATCTTGGTTTTCTTACATCAATAAATTTAGGAGCAATGGATTCTACTTCATATCCACGAACATAAGCCTTACCTGGTGATACTTGAAATGTCAAAAAGTCTTCAGAAGCAACATTTCCACTTTCAGTAATATCTCCCTCTTGATATACACCATTATTAAATCCATCATTCAAACATTCTCTTATCTGTACATCAAATGGTTTAACAATAAAATCACCATTTTGTTCATAGGTTCTTCTTGCAAGAGTTTCTTCTAAAATAGAAAATTCTGTTGTTCTTGATTTCTCCTGTACAACACCATTTTTTAATCGCAAAAGTTCTACAAAGTTTTCATCATTTTCATCTGACAATCCTAACTTTGCCAATGTCAATGAGATTTTAAGACGGTGTGCACCTTTTGCATTTAAATTGGAAGATCCTTGTGCATTATCTAATAAAGTTGTATCTTCTTCAGGAGTTTCTAATGTTTCAGTAATAAGAAGACCAACACGGTATGATGGTGTGTTTGTATATTTGTCAAGAATAATTCTTTGTTTTAAAACCTTTACAAAATGTCCTCTAATAAAATATACACCTTCTTCAATATTTGCTGATGATCCTGTTGCAGTAGCATTAGTTGTTACAAGTGTAGCAGAATCAATTCCTATTCCAAATCCACCAACAGATGCATTGGAAGAAATATTTTCACCATCAACAAATCTAGAGGTAACATTATCAGTTCCAGATTCTTTGTATTTTACAAAAAGAGTAATTTCATCTGTTGTAGTGGCAGGTTCTACTGATATAACATCAGCCACTACTCCAGATGTTGTTCCTGTAATTTTTGTACCAACATATTCACTTATATAATCTGATATATCATTATTAGAAAATGTTGATTGAATTTTTACAGCATAATAATCAGTTGTAAAACCAAGAGCGCCTGGAATTACAACTGTTCCTTCTTTAAAAACAAATCTACCATGTCTTTCAATTTGATTTTGAAGAATAGTTTGTAGTTGTGTTAATTCTCTCGCTTGTACAGCATAACCTGGTCTAAACAACACCCGGTGAAAATTACTATCTTCAGAAAAATCATCATAATATGGATTAACATTTAAATTGGTATTTTCCATTTATTAATACTTTCAGTTCTCAGAATTCAACAATAATTTTAATATCTTCTGTCTGATCCGCAGCTCTTGAAATAGGTCTGCGTTTTTCATTGTAAACAATTTTTCCACTATATGGTTCTAATTCAGGATTTGAATAACCATTCGTAAAATTTATATTATTTCCATTAGTCAATGCAATGGCACCCGTAAGAGTTGATGGTGTTCCGTTTGCGCCTGATGCCGAACCTGTAATAATATCAGTTCCAGTAAATGCTACATAATTGCCACTTGTATTCAATCCATAATCAGCATAATATTCTTGCAAATAATAAATGATATTATTCGTGGCATCCCAATCAACAATTCTACCAACCGCACCAGTATTTGCTTGTGTAATTTTTTCATCAATAGAAAAATCAGTCAAAGGTGCGGCTGCAAGTTTTACAGCAAAAGATTGTCTTGCAGTAGCAGCAGTGTATAATGTTGTTGTTCCGTATTCATAAGGATCCACAACAATACCAACTTCTCTAAAATCATTTGCAACAGTAAAATCATCACCTTCTGCTTGCAATAATTTTGCATTCATCATTACATAATGCCCACCCATCTCTGCATAAACATTAGATCCATGACCACCATAAGGAGAAATGATTGGTGTGATTGAAGCGCCTGTTCCAGCACCAACTGATGCAGCACTTGTCAGTCCTGTATCAGAATACACATCATTCAAATCAACAGAAGCATATGTATAACCTGTACCCTTGGCATAAATTTCTGTGAAATTTGTACTACCAAATCTTTGAACTACACCACCCGTAATTACTATCTGGACAATTCCTCCTGAACCATCACCATCAATAGGAGAATAATAAGTGCCATCATCATATCCAGAACCACCTTCTACACTTACAACTTCAATTGCACCGGAAATTGCAGCATTGGTTACAGTAGTATCTTCTTCAATAGGAATAAAATCATTTGTCAAAAATTTGGTGATATATGATGCTGATGCAGTGTACATATATTTTAAATAATATCCACCCAAAAAGAATGGTGTAGTTTGTGTGGATGTGGGTTCTGCACCTGAATATGTTGCTCCACCTGCATTATCAAGAACTTTATAAACTTTATATTGAGAAGTCATGAAATAAAAATCTGACTCCCAAAGAGAAGAAGCTGATGAAGAAGCAAGATTTGATGGACTGATGTTGTGCTTATACATATCATATCTTGTGTTGTTTGACCAATTTTTTCTTGGTATAACATACGCAACATCAGTAGATGAAATTAATTTTGATGCAAGCATTGCATCCCATGCCCTAAATTCATTTACAATATCATCATTTGGAACAGGAGGAGAATTATCATCACCACCAGTTGTTCCTGATGTATATGAAGAACTTTTACCAATAAACAAATAATAATTGTTGGAAGATGCTTCAGAAAATGATTCTAAGAATTGTTCCGCATTGTGAAGGCGAAACTTTTCAGTAATAATAGCGGCCATAATTTTTATTCCCTTTTAATTTATATTTATATCAAATGATGATAATTCAAATAGTAAAAGAACCATTCTTTTTTAGACTATTTATGTAGTTACTATTTCAGCTCTTGGAGGAACATTCACTTTTACATTGAATGCTTCATCCGGAATACCCAGTTGTTCTGATTGCAGATATCCTCCAGAATCTTCCAAAACTATCTTATCATCATCTGTAAGTTTCAAGAAGAAATAATCCGAAACTGATTTAATGGTACGGTCTTTGAATTGGTAGATTGAATACAATGTGACTTCATCAGCAGAAGCCGGAGATTCAACAAATGCATATTTTGGTAAGTTTGCAAGAGAAGAACCTTTCCACAATGCACCCGCATTATCACTCAATTTCAATGTTGTACTTACTTGTACAATGGTATTAGCACCAACATTCAATCTAGTTGAATAATCAACTTCCACATTTAGAACATCAACAACAGTTGCTGTCTCATCAATGATGGTTTGAATAATTGTCGGACGTAGCCTTAATACAGTAGAAAAAGAAACATTACCAAAAACATTCCAATCATATGGTTTATAAACTCTGATTTCAGAAGGAGGTGGAATGTTGAGTTTTACTTTAAAAGCATTTTCAGGTGTTCCTAATTCTTCTGTCTGTAAGAATCCATCCGACGCTTCTTCTCCTATAAGATTAAAACCATCTTCGGTGATAATATTTTCAAGACGGTCTTCTGTTATAAACTGATATGCATCAGTATAATCTTCTAGAAGAATCTTTCCGCCTTTATTACCTAAACCATCATCTAATTTTAAAAAGAAATAATCAGATACAGCTTTGATTGTGTATTGTTTAAACTGATTTATTGGAAATAAATCTTTGGTAATATTAGCAAAAAGAGCATCGGCTTCAGCAAGAGTATTTTGATTATAAGAAGTTGTAATTCTTCTTCCACCAGGATCAAAATAATCATATGCAATTTCATTTGTCAAAAGAGGTGGAACAGCAAATGCATATCGTACCAAATCACCCAAAGTAGAACCATTACGATGTGAACCTCTGTTAGTATTTAATCTTACAAATGTTTCATTTGTCAGGGTTACATCACGTTCATCTGGTAATAAGTTATCTGGATCTTGTTTATCTGCATTTGAATTTTGTGATTTTTCAGTACCATCAGTTTTTGTTCCAAGTCTTCTACCGAACACTCTAGAGAAGAACATTTCAAAATCAAGCAATGGAATACCATCAACAGCAGTTGATTGCATTACAGTAGGTCTAGCTAACAATAATGTAGAAAATGATACTTCTCCAAATACATTCCATCCAGCAGGATGAACTGCTTTTCTGTGACTGTATCTCCATTCATTGATTGACTGTCCTAGTCTTGCAACATAGGAAAAATCTTGATAGTAATAACTATCTTGTAATCTCATTGCATCATTGGAAATTTTTCCTCTTTCATTCACAAAATTTCCAACTGTAGTTCCTATTGTTCCAACAATAGATTCAGCAGTACCAGTACCATTAAAATGTACTTCAGCTTGACCTGCAATACCTTGTACTATATCACCCTTTTTAAAGTTACCAGAAGTATTTAATCTCAATAATCTTCTGGAAGCATCATAATTAGTTACTGTTCCTGGATGGCTAACTAAATCATCACCGGCAGAAAAAGATCCTGTTACATTCTTAACAATCAAATTAGTTATGAAACTAATAGGTGGAGAAGATGTATATTGTAAACCGAAATTAGTAATCGCTATACCTTGAGCATGACCAATACCAGGTGTTCTAGTAGAAAGTGCAAATAAATTTGCACCTGTTCCATTTGTTGGAGTAGGATTGGTTTGACTTACTTCAAGGTCAAAATATACTGTAGGTAAAGAAGTGTATCCATAACCACCATTAATTATTTTAATTCTTGTAATTTCTCCAACTTCATCATGCCATGAAGTATCATCCACTGCTTCAGAAAAAGTACCTGGCTCAATAATAATGGTGTCTAAATTTTCTTTTATTAAATATGAATCAGAATCTAAATTAGTTTCTAGTTGTAAATAAAGATTGTCTTCTGTAATAATATTATCTTCATCTTCTGTAACCATATGAAAAGGATCGGTAGCATCTTCTAATAAAAAAGAACCACCGACTACAGATACTTTTGCAACAGTACCAACACCTTCTGTGTCAGTAGTATCAAAACTTAATTTATCTCCTATTTCATATCCACTACCACCACTTTCAATCATAATTTCATCAATAGATCCAGATCCTACAGAATCTATTTTTGCAACAGCAGCATTATTTCCACCAGAACCAAATATTATTCTATCATCTACTTTATAATTAAATCCAGCATCAGTAATATTTGATCCAGTAACAATACTTTGAACTTCAGCTCTAATTTGTATATCTAAAACACTATCAATACCATAAACAAAATCACCAACATTAAATGTACCATCAATACTATCAACATCTAAACTCAATTCAGCAATTAAGTTTGATCCTTCTCTAAACTTTACAACTGTAACAACAACCGCACTAGAAACAATTCTTTCAGCTGAATCTAGTGTGTAAATTCTTTGCCCAATTAAATTTGTAAAATTAGAATTTCCAAGTTCAATAACTCTTAAAATTTTATCTGTAGACCAAACACCATCTGAAGCACGAAGAATATTATCTCTTGGATATAAGATTGTCGCTTCTTCATCAAACAATATTCTAAAGAATAATTTGTGTCCGTCAGTTGTTCCTTTTGCTGCATACAAATCTTTAATATTTTTGATCAAATTTCTTCTTGATATTCCTGATGCCAAAGTGCTTGGCAAAGAAGTCATAAAAGCATCACGAAACTTATCTAAAAAATTTGTTACTGTATAATCAGCATCAACATAGTCTAAAAACTGTTGAATGTTCTGAACGGGATTTGCTTGATAGGAAATGACAGCTGATTTAGCACCAGAGGTTTGTCCAACAACTGTTTCTCCAGGAATAAACAATTGCTGTGCAGAAATAAAAATACAAGAATTGCGGTCAAAATCATCAACAAGAACTTTTGCTTGAGCACCAGATGTTTGCCCAACAATTGTTTCACCAATCTTAAATTTTATTGTGGATTCTTCAAGAACAATCTTTTCATCGTTTTGATCTAAAACATAATTAAGTGTGTTCGTTTCAATTTTAATAAAACTATTAACACCTTCAATAGTCAATTTTCCAGATTCTAAAAATTGATAATAATATTTTAGAAACTGTACAAATTGTACATGGTCATTTTGTATAAACTCAGGAAATTGAGTTTGTATTAATGATGAAATTTTATTTTGAATAGTAGAACTCATCTCAATACAATACTCCAGTGGTTGTATAATCTGTACCTGCTATAGAATTTCCTGTGTCAATTGTATCTACTTGACCTGTGACCAAAAGTTCATTAGCATCAATTTCTATTAGTTGATTTCTCACTGGTGCAACATCATAAGAATTTGGAATCATTGTAAAACTTACAGTACCATCTGTATTTGATGTGGATTCTATATTCAAAGAAAATAAAATTAATTCTCCTGTAACATAATTAATAGACCCAACTTGATTATCAATGTAAATTCTTTGTGAGCCTGAAACCAAATAATATAATCGTAAATTTCCTATTCCGTCATCATCAACATAAACTGTGTTTGCATTGCTTGCTATTCTAAAGCCAGAAGATTCTGTAATACCTCCAAACATTGCATTGTGTCCATCATGTGGATGATAAAGGCGATTTGAAAATTTTAAAATGTATTGTTGTGTGGAACTATTAATCAAAGGTGTAAAAGATTTTCTCATCTTCACTCTCATTACATTTGAGAGAATAGATGTATCGGAATTGTCAATTGTTCTAGAAAGTTTTGAATATCTAAAAACTCCATCAAATTTTTCCAAGTCAACATCACTATATTCATTAATAGTATTTCTTACAATAGTTTCCAAATCATCTTTTGTTTTTGTAGTTTTGCTAGAATTATATTTGAAAGTACAATTCACAATTAAATATGTAATTTCTGGATTTAAAATAGAAACTCTAATAGATGCAATATTATATTTGTCCAATCCTCTAATGATTGTTTCTTTTTGTGATTCTGTCAGATTAGTATTGTTTGGAGTCTTTAAGGAAGCAAAAACTTCTCCATATCTTGGCGGATCATTATCTTCACCACCCCATACTTGAACAGATGTAGTGTTTGGATATATTCTGGGAATGATTAATTTATAATCATCAATGGTTACTGCTCTACCCTGTGAAGAATAATCAAGAGGAGCATTATATCTAACCGATTTAATAGTTTCTGGTTCGGCTCCTCCAATCGCTGCAGCAACTGTAGATAGTGTTATGTTGTTTACACTATTAATATCTCCTGGAGCAGAAAATACACTTGCAGAGTTTGCAGCAGCTTTGTTTGTAACAACATATTCAAGAATTACTAAATTTCCATCTGACAATTCTTGACCGACTACACCATCACCAAAATAAACTTGAAACTTTCCATCCTCTACTTCTTGTAAAAAATATGATGATTGGTCTCCAGTAACAGTAGAAATATCTTCGGCTAAATTATATACCGTTGTGGTTGTATCAGAAGAAGAATTTTGAACAGAAACTTTAAGAGTAGTTGTGTCTGCTCTGTCTGACGCCAACATAAATCTTTGATCGGCATTCAATTTATTAACAGTATATGTTGTTGTGATTAATGTACCTTCATAGATAGGCACATTTGTAAACGTAAGAATTCCGTTCACTCTTCCAATTGTATAATCTGAATTGGTAACAAAAGTGTAATCCACTTCATCTACTGATGTTGTGAAAACAGTTCCCTTTTCTAATGTAGCATTAATTAAAATGTTATCGTTTAAAGTTACATCAATATATGCAACTGGTGCTCTGGCAGACCTTGGAGTATATCCCAAAGTCTTAGCATGAGAAACAACAGAAGAACGTAGAAGAGCACTATCCAAAAAGGCCTCATTCATCGCCATGTTCACATTGTATGCTAAATAATGCGTATTATAGGCCAAAGTGTCCAGAAGAATATTCATTCCTGAACCTTCAAAATCATAATCGGTAAATTCAGTTTGTGCTTTCAGAAATGTTTTAAGATTAGATTTTATATCATCAAAATCTAATTCTGTTACCTGAAATCTTCTTGGATTGGTTGCCATTTTTTATCTTGCTCTCTGCAATATCGTTTCTAATGTTACTAATTCAGCAGGTGTATTAATGACAAAAAATTCAATGGTAATAATATATTCATTTCTATCAGAATTATCTGTGACAATCACAGAACTTAAATCAATTCTTGGCTCATAAACATTCAATACACTTTCTATTTGTGATTGTAAAATATCAATAACAAAAGGAGAAACTGGTTCAAATAATAATTCACGAACACCAGCAAATATTTCTGGATGAAAAGGTTTGTCAAATCTATTTAAATTTACAAGATTGCGTACACTTCTTTTGACGGATTCTACATCATACAATCTTTGTATATCTTTCTTGACAGGATGTGCTAAAAAATTAAGATTAAGGTCTTTATAAACTCTTGCACTTCTTTTTGAAAGATTAGTTGATTGTGCATCTATGTAGGCGCTAGTTGACATATAAAATACTCCTACGTTTATTTATATCAATACATCCATGTATCTCGCAAAGTATGTTCATTCAATTCTTCTACCTTGTCTTCATAATAAAATTCTTCACCAGTCTCCGGATCTATTTCTCCAATAACAATTCCACAAATACAACTAGCCATAAATTCTGCATTTTCATATGATACTGCACGAATCAATCCACCATAACGATTTACATTATAAAGGTCTTGAAATACAACTATATATTGTGTTCTGTTATCTCTTTTTCTTATTCTTCTTTTTGTTGCCATCTAACCTCCGGCAAATACGTTACCCGATCCAGCCAATATAACTGCACCACAAGCATATAAGTCACCTTGTCTTCCAATGTTTCTCCCATTTGCAAAAACTGTTCCACTAAAGGTTGCGAGAGGAGGTGGATGTAATGCACAAGCACAAGGAAATGTATGAGGCAATACAGGGTCTCCTGCTCTTACAACACCAATACTATTTGCGAATACATCTCCGGAACCTGCTAATGTTCCTACTACAATAGGAAGTACATCACATACACAACCATCTTCTGGATCTGCATCCAATACAGCCGGATGTACTGTAAATACTGGTTCAGTTACCGCCTTTCTTGCTACTGGTGGCATTATTTGCACTCCAATCCACAAGGATTTACTTCATCACATGTACATTCATCTTCACATTTACAATTTTTACATTTACATTTTGGATTATTACACATATTTTTTTCCTTAGTTTAGATTAATAACTCCTGCATCCATATCAATTTCTGGACCGGATGTTATTTTAATTTTTCCGCCAGCCGCTGTTGTTTGTGTTGATACATAAGTTTCGGTAACTGCTTTGGTCACCGTTTCGTTTCTTGTTCCATTGACGGTTGTTGTGTGTGTATATTTGTCTTCAGTAGAATATGTTTCAATAACATTTCCTTTAACAGTTTCAGTTTTATTTCCGTCAACCTGAATATCCCAATCACCTTTAATATATGTCTTACAATTTGAATCAATGGTCAGATTAACATCTCCTTTAACATTCACGAAATCTGTTCCAGCCACAATCGTATAATTGTTTGAAACTATTCTTGTTACTGAATTTCCATCAGCATCCCATTCTTGGAATGTTCCTGTCCGATGTTTACGATACATTCTTTCCGCAAAAGGCGTATCATCTATTTCAATAATATGTCCTGATTCTGATTCATAAACTCTGTTATATGGATATTCAGTTTGTCTTCTTTTGATTGTAGGTGTTCTGTCTTCTAGAGTTTCAGCATTCTTGCCGCCAACAGCACCTTTATTTTCTGCAGATTCTGTATAATATTTGTTATCTAAATCTTGTCCTTTAAGAGACAAATCAGATGCTTTGGGTTCGTTCCAAGTTGTGCTTGTTGATTCATTTACAGCATCAAAATATTTTTCTGTAAAATCTTTTTCCGCAGGAGCGACACCAACTTTTATGATTGGTGTTCCATTTGCTGTAGGAACAGAAGATGTTGCTAGACCATCTCTTTCTGCTATTTCTGGATGAGGTTCTGTTCTTCCTCTTGCAAGGCGAGATGTGTCTTGTTCTCCAACTCTTGTTGGATACGGACCATAGTCAGGAGTGATTTTGTATTTTCCGATCTGCGGATCAGGTGCTCCTGGATCGTTTGGATCAGAAAATCCTTTTGCGGGATTTGGACCAGATGAAGGATAACCTGGAAGTGCACCAATGACAACAGGTTCTTGCATAGATTGTGGATCTCTCCAGAAACCCATAACCCACATTCCAGGTGTCAAATTGTGCATTGCTCCGTAAGGAGCCGTAGGAGGAAGGATTACATGAGCCCATGGGAGATCATCGGTGGCAATGTCTTGAAAATCATCAGTGTGATAACCAAGACATCGTACCCTAACACGTCCAATCAAATCAGGATCATCACGGTCTTCAACAACACCAATCCACCAGACGAATCCATCCCGACCCATAAAATAAGAATAGTTGTCCATAAAAAACTCCAAGTCTATGAACAACTATTTATATTCACAACATAGAAACCTTATTCAGAATTTCCTTAACTTCTTCGGCCGTCAAGAAACCAACAACCGAATCATCTCCAGTAATGTGTTCTACTGAAACAAAATTATCATTAGAATCTAACAGTCCAACTTCATATAGTCCTTGATTGCCACCATATGAATGAGTGTGACGGATAGTAGAAGTTGTATAACCGTTTTCAAAAGTTTTGATGTATTGCTCTGCCTTTGTGCCATCAGCAAAGTCATACATAGAAGAAAGATTTTGAAGTTCACCAAATTCATGAGTTGTCATTTTCTTCTCCTAAATCAGTAACAGATGGGCGAGTAACAGGAACAAAATATGTTTTCAAAAACCAATCTTCTCTGAAAGAAGAATAATCAATGTCAGCATAATCTGTTGGAGGGATTGCTCCTTTGCGAATTCCAAATTCATCTTTGGAATACCGAAGAGCACGAGCGCAGCGAGGTTTGCGAAAGCAACTACGTTTGAAAAGAATATCGTGGCTTCTTGTTGTCCTTGACATATCTACTCCAAATAGTTTTCATAACTAATCAACACAAGAATAGAATACATCAAATAATTTTACATGTCAAGTTTTTTCTTCAAAGATTCAACTTATTAACCAATGATTACCTGAACCAGAAGCATCAGCATAATAATCAGGTGGAACTTCTACTGAACTTCCATATGGATCTGGAATAGAAATAGGAATGCCAAATACATCTGTTGTCGTATTGATGTCGGATGGATTAAATGTTAAATAAAATCCATTGCTACCATATGTAGTATTATCGTAACCATCATAAAATTTTATATCTGCAATAGAGCCTATAGGATTATTATCGGTTTTCTCTTTGACCGATATAATAGAATTTTCATTAGGAAATGAATTATCTAAAATTATATGATTATTGTCTTCCGTAATAATATTATCTGTATCATTTTCAGATAATATTTTACTAGGAATTAATATTATTTGAATTTTATTTTTGAAAGGAAAAAATTCAAAATTTGTTTCTGGATTTACTATTTTTGTATCACGTTCAGGATGAGGAATAATATTAAAAGAATCAGATTCAGATTTATCATAATAAATTGATATATCATTTTCTGGTTTTAACATAGTATAAGTATTTTGTATACCATCACTTACTTCTGACAATAATATTTTTTCTTCAACTGAAACACCAAACCAAACCTTCATATTTTTTGCAAAAGGCCGAATTCCGTATTTATCATATACAATATTTGATGGTCCGCTTTCCATTTCTGCTACAACAGATCCTGAAATGGGAAAAGGAGATTTAAATGATTCTATAAATTCCTTTTTCTGCAAAAGTCTTGGTTGTTTCAATTCTTCTTCTGTTAAATCAGCAGTTTCTATTAATTTAATCTCAACATCATTATAAATCCATCTTATCTGTTCAAAAGAATTTTTAGAAGTATCAAAAATTATTACATGATGATTCCATCTATTTAAATAACTTAAATCATTTTTAATATGATATTCATAACTTCCTTCATAATTATAATCATTTATAATACCGTTATAACAAAGATTACCTTTGAATAATTGAATGTTATGCATTATTCTTATAGAATTAGATTCAACTCCATAAATTCCAAATTTAGGAATAATCTTTTCAGAATTAACATTAGTCCACCAGCTAATTGTCCATTTATTAAAATTAAAAGTTATTTTTGGTGACCTTTGATAAAATTTTGTAGAAGTATTACTAATATAAAATTCTTTAGATTGATTTTGTGTAAAAGTGTTTTGGTCACCTTGGGATGTTGGTTGATGCATGATTAATTTAAATTTTGGTACGGGATGGAGGAATTGAACCTCAGTGGCACCACCCCCAAATTTGCCGACTGCTTATAAGACAGCTTGAGGGAACATCCCGCAAGAGTCTTATATAGATTTAAAGAAACTTCTACCCATCACCAGATAGTCTGCACCATTTTCAAATGCTTCTTCTGGTGTTGCAGTTCTTACCTGATCTTGTTTACCGTCATCCGCATTACGAATTCCAGGACAAATCTTTTTTAGTCTTGTAACATTTTTTAATAATTTTAAATCTCGTGGAGAACAAATCATACCCCAAAAATTGTACTTCTCCATAATCCATGTTGTGCGATCATACATATTACCAATCTCTTGACGATGAATAGAATTAGGATCATTATGATCCCAACTTGTCAATGCAGTAACACCAAGAAGTTTTATCTTATCAGAGTACTGTTCAATGGCTTCAAACACTGCAAGATTATTATTCATATTAACAGTCACCATTTCAGCACCACTATCAATCAAGTGTTCAATAACATTACAAACAGTACTTGGAATATCGTATAACTTATAATCACAAAAAACATTATTATATTCTTTCCCAATGTAAGGATAAAGTGTATGATTCATTTTAAAACCATACACTTGTTGACTATATTTGGCAATGATTTCTCTTGCCATATATGGTGAATAATTATCAAGTGCAACAATAATCTTTGATGTATCCATTATTAACCTTGTCTATTACTACTTCTTTCAATTTTTCTGTCCAACAATTGTTGCAACAGCAGAGTATGTTCATTGAAAACATTTTTCATGTCTCCAAGAATTCTATTTGAATCAGTAAGCAATTCCCTAAGAGCCTTATCTGATTCGGTATCCTTGTCCATCCATAGTTTTCTTTCAACTTCATGTCTTTCCGTCAAGAATTTAATATACCAAAAACATGCCACTAGTGCAGCTAATGTCCCACCGACATCAACTAACTGTTTGATCATTTCGGTATCCATGACGCTCCTTTCTATCTACGCATTGATGCCAAGTCCTTTGCTACATTACTATTTATAACAGGCACTGCATTTGACTTGTGCATTACACCAATACCTTGAATTAAGTCTCCTGTATATTTATTAGATTGTTTCACTTTTGTTACAAGACCAATCTTGCCAAAAGAATTCATACTGGAAACTTTTTCAGTCTCACGCTGATAGATAGGAACTTCTTGAGAAAGTGTGGATACTTTTTTTCTGGTGGGAAGAGATTTACCAAACCGATAAGCGACAAATTCATCAAAAGTCTTTTGCAGACTGTGACAATGAATTTGCCGCATCTCTTTATTATACTGCTTATGTTCACGTTGAAGTTTTTCAATTTCTTTTTTTGAAAACTTTTTCATAACAAATAAACTCCTTAGGCTCTTTGAAGAGAATAACGATCATCTATATCAATAATGTCACCTACTTTCAATTGCCGAACTTCTGGTTTTACCTCATCATCATAACGAAATATTTTACCAACATAATAATTTCCATGACTATGATCAATTAACCAATATTGTTTTCTAAGTCTACCTTGAATATCATCAATAGTACCAACTGATTCTGCAAACATATGCAACCCCATGTTAGGAATTGGTTAAAGTTTTATTTAGACTGACCTGTAATTCTCTCAATTCAACTGCAAGAGTAGTCTTCTCTTGAAAAATATTTTCGTATGCTACCCAATCATATCTCTTTCTTGCTTCTTCAAGTAAATGATTCAATGACTGAATTTTTTCTTGATGTTGTTTAATCAGTTCTTCTGTCATGATCCAACATTCCAAATTAAAGAACCTGGTGAAGCAAATTCTTTCACAAAAGGCCAAACTTTTGCATCATAAGTTGGTGCACTAGGATATGGTGGCATTTCTTTTTCCTTGATTGGTTTATCAAATTTGTATGGTGATTTATAATGTGTCGCTCTTCCTATTTCATGAGGTTTCATAGAATGCCCAACACTGACAACATTCATCTTTGCATCAGGCCAGGCTAACTGTAATCCACGATTCAATGTTCCACTTGAACCAACCGTCCAAACTTCTTTTGGTGTAATCGAAAGATTCTGTGCAACTTTAATAATACTTGCAAGGACTGTAGGATGTTCCAAACCTAAGGGAAGAACCATTCTGTCTGAATTTGCTGCCGCATAATCTTTTGCTCTTTTTTGTGTGACAGGTAACATACCATTCTCTATCCAATGATAAATGGTACCTTCTTCTAGACCTCTTTGTTGATATGGATGTAAGTTGTTCATGTCTCGTTTGGCCATGAACAACACTGCTTTCTTTGAATGTCTCCGACATGCAATA